GGCCGAACGACACCGACGGGAAGTTGCCGGAGACCTTGTTGCCGACATTGTTGTCGCCGGTGAAGGTGAGCGCTCCGGTGATGGTCGAGACCGACATGATGCGGATCACCTCGTCAGACCCGGACGTTTCGACCTCCGACATGAACATCATGGCGAGGTTCGCCGCGGTGATTTCGTCCAGCACGATGCGGATCTGCACCGCCTGGTTGTTGTACTGCGTGAAGTCGGTTTTCTTCGACCCGCCGCGCGTCTTCTTGTGTTCGAGCTTGTCGGTGGCCGGCGTGAGCTCGCACTCGACGATGTTGCCGAGATCGCGCGGGCTGCCGCCAGTCGGGGTCCATGTGGCATAGCCGGTGCCCTGGAAATAGTTGGTGGTGCTGGGAGAAGCTACCAAAGGCATGGTCGTTCCTTTCGGTGAAATTGCCCGTCACCGGGCGGTTGAATGGGTTTTGGTTAGGCCGACAACTGGCCGGGACGCATGAGGTAGGTGAAGGTGAAGGCGACGCCGATGCCGCCTTCCATGGATCGACCGCGCTCGGTGGCAGTCATTGATCCCTGGTAGCGGATCGATCGCAGATTGACGGTCAGGGCCAGGAGATCGGTATCGGCCAGCACGGCACCGATCAGTTTCGCCCGCAGCAGATTGAGTTTCGTGCCGACGTCTTCCGCCTTTGCCTCGAGGCGAAACTGCACCTCCGGCGTCATGTCCACATGGCGAAACGTCAAGGCGCTGCGACCGGCCGGGTCGTTCTCGCGTGCCACTTCCTCGCCATCGAACAGGATGACGGCCGGCAGGTTCGAGCCTGACACATCCGTCTCGTTCCGCCGCTTGGCAAGCGTAGTGTCGACGCTCCCGGCGACGATCAGTAGCCGGGCTAGAATTGCTTCACGCGGGTCCAACTATGCGGCCTCCAGGATAAGCCGTATTTCGCCCTGCCCCTCGCCGGTCGGAGCCGGCACGGGCTCATGATCCATGACCCGCCACGTCTTGCCGTTGAAGGCGATCTGCGCATCGCGCAGTTTGGCAGGCTCAACGTCGGCGAGGTCAGTGGCACGCACCATGGCGGACGGCCGGATGGTCATGACATTGACGTCAGAGAAATTCAGACCGTTGCGGTTCGCACCGTTGCCGAAGGACGCCGAGGAACCAGACGTCTTGTCGATCACGGTCAGCGCCATCGGCGGATCCCCGCACGCAACCGTCAGCACTGCGTCGACGCCGAGTGTCGCATAGATCGGCGCGTAGAGGAGCGAGGCCCAATCCATCAGGAACCGTGCCTCGTCTTGGGAACGAAAATGAATTCCCAATGGCCGACCCGATCGACCCCCGCATCGACGTCGACATGCGCGACATAGGTGGTGCCGGCGGTCAATTCGACGCCGTCTTCAATGATGCCGCGATAGAGGCCGTCGCTGCTGACGACAAAGTCCATAGTCGTCGGCCATGTCTGCCCGGACACTTCCTCGCCCTCGGAATCCTTCACCGTGACGGTAACGGTCGCGTCGTCGATAAATTCATCCTCGATCGCGCTTTTCAGCCCGGTCAGTTCGATGACATTGGTGTTGGCGACATAGACGATGCAGGACATTTTGAGCGCCTCAGTGCAAGGTTACGTCGTCGGTCTTGATGACGCCGGAGAGCGCCAGCCTGGTGGCGACATCACCATCCAGTGCCGCTTCGATCTCGACGGCGCCGGCAAGTAGCGGCCGGATATCGATGCCAGCCAGGACAAGCGTCGCAATGAAGCGCCGGATTGCGGCGTCATCCACGATGCCGACCAGCAATTCGTCGATCGTTTCGATCAGCAGCGCCACGCCACCCGCATCGGTGAGCAGAAAGGAAGCGACGTCGCCGGTTGCCAGCGTGGCCAGCAGCGTCACCACTTCGGCCCAGCCGATCGATGCGGTATCGGTGCGGTCCAGGCTTGCCGTGATGCCGTATGCTTCCGCCAGTGCCACGCTGAGGCCATCTGTACGTGCCAGGGAGGCGAGCAGGGACGCCGAGGCCTCCGAGAGCGTCACGGCGACCGTATCCGTCCTCGAAAGGCTGGCGGCTATCGTCACGGCCTCAATGAGCGCCAGTGTGATGCTGTCGGCTCGGTTGAGCGAAACCAGAATGCCAGCGCTTTCCGAAAGCGTCACCAAGACACCATCGGTCGCAGCGATATCGATCGGCGCCGAGTTCTGGTTGAAGAGCAGCAGCAGGGACAAAGGGGCTATCCAATCGCCACGGTAATATCGACCGTCAAAAGCCAGCTCTGCGCCGACGTCTTCGTGCCGAGATCCTCGACCTTGCGGGAAAGCATCGTGCCGGCAGCGGCGGCATTGAACAGCGCCCATTCCTGCCAATGCCAGTTTGCATCGCCGGTGCCGAACAGGCTACGGAATGACAGGACATTCGTTGCCCGGCTTGGATAGGTCGCTTCCATGCCCTTGCGCAGCTTGTTCGATGCCGCCTGTAGATCGGTCTGCGCAGCCGAATAGGCGGTCGTGGAATCGCCGACACCGAGATAAGCATTCGAAGCATCGAAGGCGGTCGGCGGGCCGTCGTTGATTATCGCCGCGGCAATATGGTTGCGGCCTGCATTGGTCAGGGGCATGGCGTTATCCTTTGCCTTCGATGATGCCGGCCGGCGTCAGGCCCGGCTGGTAATCGCCGTCGAACTTTTCCAACCGGAAGCTGAGGCCGACATTGATGGTCGCGATATCGCGCTTGCCGGCGTCGACCTCTGCCAGAGCCTGCTCAATCGCATCGGCCTTTTCAGGGGCGAAGGTGCGCAACTGCTGCGCGACGCGCCGGAGATAGTCGGTCGATGTCATTGCCCGCCCCAAATCCTGTCGCTGTCGGCGACGCGCACGAAGATCATGTTCGAGCCGGCCCAGCTATGCAGCGTGTAGCCCTTGGCATGCATCAGCGCGTCCAGTTCATGGCTGGCGTCGCCGCTGCCATTGTCGGCCTCGACGATGACCACGCGCGGCGGATTCTCGCCGAAGTCGGTCGAGCGCAGCACATCCACGTCAAGGCCTTCGATGTCGATGTTGAGCAGGTCCGGCCAGCGGTCCAAGTCCGGCACGATGTCGATGATCTGGTTCAGCGTGTAGACGATCACCTGCTCGGTGTGAGTGATGCCGAGCGTGGTCGCCGTGGCCACGTCGAAAGTGAAGCGGCCGGGATCGGCAGCGACATGGTAGAAGGTCATCTCTCCATGGATCGGCGCAACGCCGGCAAGGATGTTTGTGTCTTCCGGGCGCGCCTTGCGAAACGCATCGAAAAGCACGGCGTTCGGCTCGACATTGACCCCGCGCGAGCCGCGCTCATAGAGCAGTGCCGTGTTCGACAGGTCAAACGGGTGATAGGCGCCGACATCGAGATAGCTCGGCTTTTCGATGCCGAGCCGCTTGAAGATGTTGAGCACGGCGAGATCGTCGCCATGCTGCGCATAGGTGCGGCCGCCGAACCACTGATCGCGGTGGCCAGTCATTTTGGGACTCCGAAAACCCAGATAGCCAGGAGGAAGCCGCCGCCGAGAAGGAAGCCGCGAAACACTGTCCCGGCGGCCTTGCCCATGAACTCACCGGCCCATTGCGCTTTCGACTGGCTCATTTGCAGCCTTCCGCGACTGCGGTTTCGATCCAGTTGAACCGGTCGCCGATGACGCGACCATGGCCTTCGACCGCCATCAGGTCAGCATGTTCTGACTTGCCCGGCTCAGCTCCGGCAATGTCTTCAAACCCGGCATAGAACAGGCAGGCTTCAAGCAGCCCTTGCGTCCAGATCGCCTTGTGGCCATGGGCGTTGATGATCGCGTGCATCGCCCCGCGACGATCTGCGCTCGGTGCCCACCGATGCGCGAAGTTGAAGTAATCCTGGTCGCCGCGCTTCCAGATGTTTTCGAGGCTCGGAACCGCGATACGGATCACGCCGCCCGGCTTCAGAACGCGATGGCATTCGGCGAAGAAAGCGAGCGCCTGGCGATAATCGACGTGCTCGACCACATGCTCTGCGAAGATGAAATCCGCGTAGCCATCGATAAACGGCAGCTGTTTGGTGATGTCGACTTCCTCGTCGAAGTTTTCCCAGCCTTCCATCCTGTTGGTGCCGCAGCCGAAGTTGAGCTTGACGGCTGGCTCAAGCGGCGCGGCCGGAATTCCGACCTCGATCGGCGGTGGCGGCATAGCGGCGTCAACGAAGGCATCCAGCGCTTCCGGCGCGCAGTGGGTGATCCAGTCCAGTTCGGGCGCTGTTGCCGCTGTAATCTGGCCCCTGTCGCCGCGCTCGGCCTTCAGCGGCAGCAGCGAGAGATCCTCGCCGATCAGGTCGAAGATGACCTGTTCCGGCGTCGGGCTTTTCGTCCGGTTCCACCAGTCGTAGCGCTCAATGAACTTGGTCTGCCAGAGATAGTCGACCGAGAAGAACATCAGGCCGGTTTCCGCCCATCCGGTTTCCTTGCGCCTGGTGCCTTCAACCGGAACGGACGCCGCCTTGACGCCATCGGCCATCATCTTGCGGATGATCGGCAGCACCGGCTTGGAAAACAGGCTGTCGCCCTCAATGTGGACGACATAGTCATATTGACCGTCGATCGCCATTTCGAGGCCCTTGCAGAAGGCCCTGCCCCAGCCGTCCCTCCCGCCGCGCGCCAGATGGCCGATGTTGTCGGGGAATGCGTATTTCTCCGCGCCTTCCTCGACCTCCAGCAGCGGCACAGGCGAGGCGCTATCGACCAGCAGCAGATCGACGGCCCAGCCATTCACCTTGCGGTGCAGCGCTTCCCATTGCCCCGCAAGCTTCTGCTTTTCCGGCGTGTCGACATAGATCGTTCCAAAGACCAGGATGCGCGGTGTCGCGCCGTGCTCGATTGCGAAGGACTCGACCAGTGGCATGGCTTTGGCGAGATCAATGGTCTTGTCGCACTTGTGGTGGCGATCGAAGCACTCGCACGGCTTCACCGGCTCAATTGGCAGCGTCGGCGCCAGATGCGCGCCGCAGATGTTGGTGAAGCGGAAACTCTCATTGCCGCCATAGACGCAGATGTTCGGCGTTCCTACCGCCTGCGCCAGGATGGGCGTGAAGCCGGCGCAACCGAAGACCAGCGCGGCCTCGGCGAACAGCCCGGTCAGCGTCTCGAAATCCGCTTCGCCGCGGTGCAGTTTCAGGTCGGCATCCTGTTCCTCGCCGACGATCTCCTCGCCCTTCTGGTTCAACTCGCAGATCGAGACGGTGAAGAACCGATCCTTGATCGAGCGATAGAGCGCGGCATAGGCGGCAGGGTCGGGAGACCTCGCTGGCGCCTGCCACGTCGCGTTGACCACGATCGGCCGGTAAATCATGACGGGCTTGCCGCCAGTGTCCCCGATGAGTGCCCACGCGTCGTTGCGCCATTCCTGCTTGACCGGCAGGGAAAAGTCAGGCCGCTCAGGAACCTTCAAGCCGACCGAACCGAACATCGCGTTCAGCAGCGTGCCATGCCGTTTGGTCTGGGCATGGTCGTAGCCGATTTTATGGGTCGGCGTCGCGAGCTTGGCAGGCCCCGACAGGTTCTGATTGCCCCTGTCGCGCATCCTCGGCGGCAGATTTGGGCGATTGATCAGCGTGACCTTCAGCCCCTCGGCTTCGAGGTCGTGATACATCGCGGTGTAATAGGTCTGCAGATCGACGCTGTGGGTCTTCATCAACTCACGAAGCACCGCGCGCTCATGGATACAGTCTCCCGCGCCGTACATGCTGAGTACGACGAGGGGCGGCTTTTTCATTTAGCTATTTCCCGAATTCTTTTAGGTAAAGCCGATACTCGTCCGGCGTCTTTGGCCCCTTCTGCGAGTTGCAGGAGCGGCAGGCGCAGACCAGATTTGATGGGTAGTTCGAACCGCCCCGAGACAGCGGCGTAAGGTGGTCAATCGTATGGTTGTCGCCGACGAACGCTTCCGAGCACCAGTAGCAACGTCCGTTTTGCGCTATCAACTGCGCCTTGATGTCTTCGCGGGTGAACGTGCCCGGCGCATTCTGTTTCATTGCCCGCCGCTTGGCAGCGTGAACGCGATACCGATCAAGGTGCCGCTTCCGAGAGGCGTCGGCGCCGGCAATATGCTTGTCGCGATTCTTTGCGCGCCACTTGTTTCCGTTTTGCCGATAGCGATCTTTGTTTGCATGATAGTGCAAAGCATTCCGCTCAAGCACGCGATCGATATTGGCCTCGCGCCACTGCTTCTTATAAGCCGACCGCTCTGCGGCTGTCCGCTTCGCCCATTGACGCATGTTTTCGTCGAACTGCGCCCTATTGGCCTTCCGCCAAGCCGCGCTGTTTTCCTGACACTTCTGCCAGTTGTCGCGATACCATTGGTCCCGATAGGAATTCTTGCAGACCTTGCACTTCCGACAAAAGCCGTCCGGCACGTTCTTATCTCGGTGCCAGTGCTCTTCGGTCCTAGGCTTTTCGACGTTGCATTCTTTACAGCAAAACACGTCTGTCATGGCTTCTAACGTAGCATAAACAGCGGCTTATGCTGTAGTCGGTATTTCGTTTTTCACCGCGTTTTCGAAGCTAATTTTCGGCCAGGCGTCTATCGCGCTGTCCGGGTTGGCGTTGATGACCTCGACGCCCGCCGCCGCCACAGATGGCGCGATGGCTTTGAACTCGGCGGCGTGGTGATCGAAACAGCCCTTGACCATCGGCCATGGATAGGCCGCGCCGTGGTGGTGGCGCTGGCCGTCTTGTGAAAGCTTACCGTCGACACCCAGCAGTACGATGCGCTTGACTCCGAGATGCGCCAGGATGTTTATCGCGCCGGTCACGCCGGAACGTGAAAGCGCGACCTGATCAGGCTTGGCTGCCAGTCCGTTGCCAGGCTCGATCTTGGTGAGCCGCAGAGTATCGCGCGGGCCGCCGTTCGATGTGGTGACGATCCGGCCTTTGAACGGCGCTTCCCTCGATCCAACGTCTGCCCACCACCGGTGATCGGCGAAAAACAGGATATCGGCATCAGGCCAGGAAAGATGTGCCGAGTTAATGGCGATGACCCGCCGCCCTTTGAGGAGCGACAGGTCGAGAGATTTGACGGAAGCACCGCCGGCGAGGACAAAGGCTGTTTCGCCTTCCCACTCGCGGGCGATGCTCCACATGCGTCAGATCAGGTGCGCTTGCCCTGGATCAGGACGCGCGGGCGTGTCGCGATGTTGAGCGCGTTCATCTGGGTGTCGAGGGTCCAGCCCTTGTCATTGGGCATTTCCATCTGCTTGGCATAGAGGCGCTGGCCCATCGTGTTGACCGTCTCGTTGTAGTCGGCCGGCGCGTAGTAGGTGCGGAACAGGCCGGGGACGCCAACGGGGAAGAGGTGGCACTTGTCGGTGTTGATGAACGCGGTGCCATCGACGGCGCCGCGGTAATTCTCCCACATGATGCCGCCGAACGGGAAAGCGCCGTAGGCGTAGCCGGTGCGCAGTTCCTGGGCAGCAGTCCAGCCGAGGTAGGTCTCGCGAACCTCGGGATGGGCAATCAGATCGTCGAAGAACGCATCGCCGCAGACGGCTGCCGCGCCGGTGATCGAGATGCCACCGAGCTCCACCGCCATCAGGCGCAGGACTTCGGCGCACTTCTTGCGCAGGGCACCCGATGCCGGGTTGGCGTTGTCGAGGTCGAAGTCGACTTCCGCGATCTGGGACACGCCAAACTGCGTAAACAGATTGAGCGTGGAACTGTCGGCATAGGTGATGATGCCCTTGATGGCGCCGATGCGCGCATATTCCTGGGTCGCTTCCATCGACTGCGTGTGGATGGCCAGGCGCTCGGTGACCTTGCCCATCACGGTCTCGGTCTGGCTTTCGGATCCCCACGCGCGGACGCCTTGGACTTCCTCGGCCATGATCGCATCGTTGATCTCGAAATGCGGGACCGCGATGTTGAGCAGGGTGCGCGTCGACTTGGTGAGCGTATGGCCGGGGCCACCGCGCGGGGTCGGGCCGATCAGCGACAGGATGCCGTCCTGCTGCTCGATCGCGACGGAGGTTGTCGAGACCGAGGATTCGCTGAAGATGCCCATCTGACCGATGCGGCCGGGCAGGAACTTCAGGTTATTGATGGCGTCGGTAAGCGGGACGAGCCCGAAGGCAGGGCCGTGACGCGCAAGAAGATCGTGGATGGCCGGGAAGACCGCTCCGCCACGCCAGCGCAAGCCAGAAACTTCCTTGACGCAATGCGCGGGCTGTTCCGTTGGGCGCTTGAAGCCGACTTCGTGGCAATCGACCCGACTGCCGGCGTCAAGAACCCGGTCAGGCCGAAGGGCGAAGGCTTCAAGGCGTGGACCGAGGATGACGTCATCGCCTATGAGGAGCGCTGGCCAGCCGGCACGAAAGAGCGGGTCTGGATGCATGTGCTTCTTTATACCGGTCTTCGGCGCGGCGATGCCGTCACGGTCGGCAAGCAGCACGTGAGGAACGGCATCGCCGCGCTTCGGACGGAGAAGACCGGGACCGAGGTGCATATCCGCGTTCTGCCGGTCTTGGCCGAGACCCTGGCCGCTGGCCCGACCGGAGACCTCGCATGGATCATTGGGGAGAATGGCCGTCCGCTGACCAAGGAATCATTCGGCAACATGTTCAGGGTTGCTTGCAATGCGGCGGGCGTGGAGAAGTCCGCCCATGGGCTGCGCAAGATCGGCGCCACCAGGGCAGCAGAAGCAGGCGCCACGATGCGCGAGCTCGAAGCCTTATTCGGCTGGACGGGCGGGACTATGGCATCGCTCTATACCAAGACCGCCGACCGCAAGCGCCTCTCCATGGCTGCTTCGGAAAAGATCGAGAACGCCCAACGCCCGCACCAGTCAAATGAGGTGCGGGGAAAGGCTGAGAATTCGCAATGAATTCAAAGGGCCAAAAATTGATTGGTGCGGTCGAGAAGACTCGAACTTCCACGGGTTGCCCCACAGCGACCTCAACGCTGCGCGTCTACCAATTCCGCCACGACCGCACGTGGTAGAGCCGGAACCGACCGGCTCGCGGCGTGTAGCAAATCGTTTCCGGCGAAACAAGTGCACGGCAAGCAATAATGTCAGGCGATTGGCATAATGCTCCACAGGGTCCGAACGCAGCGCCGGAACTGGACGTTTGCGCCTGATATCGCCATATGGAAGGCAAGTTGATGTCACCCAAAGGTGCGAGGCGGTTTTGGGACGCGACATGCATAAGCGAAAAGACGATACGCCATGCCCGAACGCAGCCAGATCGCCACGTCGTTCCTGTCGCTCCCCGGTTCAGCACCGGTCGAATGGCTGATCGAGCCCGGCCTTACCGCCTATCCCGAAGCACTTGCCTTCATGGAGGCGCGCGCCGAGGCGATCCGCAGCGGCGCTGCCGGCGAAATGGTCTGGCTGGTCGAACACCCGCCGCTCCTGTCT